CGTCAAGCACTTGGTTAACCTTATCCTCACCGCTGTCTACGAACTCAATGCGCTGAATGCGCCCGGTCCTAGGCGACGTGCGATACTCCACGCGTTGCTTGATACCAGCCTTGGCCCGGAAACCCTCAACAACCTCGGACGGCACCAGATGTAGATCAACCCACTCTTGCTCATCATCTCCCCAAAAAAATCGTTTAGTCGGATTCAGATTCTCCATATCAAACGGCATAATAAACCCTCCCACTCATAGTCGCCTGCTAAATTGTTTACACCAACGCCATGCAACCACTCACCTTAGCCTCAAAACTAATGGTCATAAGGCCACTCTTATCCGCCCCAATACTGGCGGTCGTAATGAGTGCATAGCTTTTGACGGTAGCATTGCCAGTCGCGTCGTGAGGCGTGAAGTAACCCGTAGTCTGGCACGGCTCCCAATAACTCGTGTTATCAATGTACATGCGCAGGCTGGTCACCTCTGTACCGTTAATCTGGTAGTTCAGCAGTGCCTCTTGGCCTGTGGTGTCAGCCGGATCGTAAAACCCATTGAAACCCAGCGTGCCACCGTCCCTCATCCCTAGCACAAACTTCTTCCAAGAATCGCCGAAGCTCGTACTTTCCAGTTGGTCAAGCGTAATGCCATTCATTGACCACGTCCCCTGGCCAACGATAGTGGAAGCCCCAAGCTTGACGGCCGCATCTCTTCCTACTTTAAGTCCCATAATGTTAATCCTCCTTCAACATACTCATTTGACCAGGGTAGTCCGTCTCTGCACTTGGCAACGTGCGGAAACCGTGCCCCTGCGCCAGCTTAAAAAGTTCGTACATCCGGCGGTTAACCGCCATAGTTGTCAAGTGATCGATTACTATAGACGTATCAACCACCACCCGATACCCGCCTTGCCGCATCCTATGACAAAACCACAAGTCCTCTCCTACGTGTCCGCCACCTCCTTCCTTCTCATGAAATTCAAACCACGGTGGGTCTAGCTCCAGAAACACCTTGCTATCATACAGCACGCACCCACAACCAACGGCGTCTACGTCTACTGCCTTGCCGCTATAACATTCGTTATCAGGCACATGGTTATACCGCCCCGGCATCCCTCGGTACATAATAGGGTCAAAGGGCGGGTAGCGTCGGTGCACCGGCGCAGCAACCATAGCAGCCTTGGTCTCCTCCATAACCACCCGCATCTTCTTCAGCGTCTGCGGATCGTGGTATATCTGATCTGTGTCCAGCATCGCCACATGGCTACAACCCGCATTCAACGCCTGTGTAACAAGGTTATTCCGCGCTATGGCTACATCACGTAGGAATGTACTCGCCTCATACTTCGGCACCATCAACTGTGCAGGCGCCGGTATGTCCAACGTCACCAGCGTGATTGCGAATTGGCTACCCACCATATTATCAACCAACGGCAGGCAAAGCGCCAACCCGAACCCTTGCCGGCCCATCTTGCGCCTACGATACGTCTTCTGGTCGGCCTTAAAAGCATCCGAGGCGTAAACACGTTTGTAATCATCGTCGGCATCGTCGAGCGCCTGCCCCATAAGCAACGGGTGATCGTGGTGCACCACCGCTGTCTGCGAATAGTAATAACGGCCCAGTCGCGTGGCACGGTCAGTCAACTCGTTATCGCAAAACAGGTGCTTATACGCGGTACTAAAAAACTCCCCACCCACCAGTGGCAACATACACTTTGAAGCTAACCAATGTGTAGCTAACTGGCGACCTGTGCCGTCATTAAACGCAACCAAGCCAACGCTGTCAGGGAATCGCTTTATATCCTCCAATGCAGCAGCCAGGAACCCTGGCTGTGGCACGGTATCATCACCCAGAAAGCAAACAAACTCTGTCGTAGATGCATCCACAAGCCGCTTGACCATCGTAGCCACGCCAACCCGCTCAGTGTCTTCAACGGCCATAATCGTATAGTCATCGTCTGGCACGCCTGCGTTAACACGTATAGCTGCTATACAACGTTGCGCCTTCTCCGGTCGGATATAGGGCAGAATAACGGTCACTTTCATTGCGCACCCCCAACCACGCCCTTGTCAGCGAACAACTTGCCATGCGTATGGACAATCTTGAGCACCGGGTCAGTGACCACATCGACGTTGCTGCCCGTAAACCTAGCCACTATCCCATATAACGCCCTATGTGCGTCGTCCATATAGTATAGCCAACTATTGATATTCCAAAAGCTCCGGTGCGTCGGGTCTTGAAATGCCCCACGCCCGTCGGTGCTGGGCGTTAGGTGCTCGAACAACCCAAACGGACACAACACCCGCCAGATCTCCCCAATGACGAATATGACTTTGTCCGAGTCCACGTGCTCCAAAAAGTCGAAAGCCCTTACCTCATGCACCTCATCATCGCGGAACGGCAACCCCTCGCGCACATCCCATACCAAGTCAGGTTGCACCGCCTCCTCTATATCTATGTTAATGTAACCGGGGAACTTATTCCTACCACAACCCAAATTGAGCCTTATCATACCAAACGCCCACCCCCTCTCTCCCTTGCACACAACGGCGTTACTTGCTGCCACCCTTAGACTTTCTCACAATAGTTGCAGCCTCCTCCAAAGCCGGTTTCATTGCCACCACACAGATATCGCCCCATCTGCTGTACACCCTACCAGTATCGCTCTCAAGCACCTGCAACCCGGCCATCTCTGTTATCTGTCGCAATGCCGTATCTGTGTATCGTCTGAAATCTGGTTCCTCGTGTTTTGGCCCGCTACCAGGTACGATAATGCACGCTAACCCACCCGGTCTCAGCACACGCCCCATCTGCCTGACGATCAGGTAGTCAAACTCGCAGTGCTCAAGCACCTGCCCGCAAACAACCACATCAACACTGCAATCAGGGTACTCTATCCAGTCATACGGGTCAGATAGCACCACGTCCACGTTCGTCCCAGGGTGGCAATCGCACGCCTCGTACCGATGGTCGGCAAACAACGGCTTATATGTGCCATTGATATCCTGACCGCCGACATCCAACACTCTCAACCCGCTTCGGCCCCTAAGGTACTTATCAATAAAAGCCCCCATCCGTAACATACTTGCTGAGTGCACTATCTACGCCCCCCTCTCTTACTCTTAGTTCTCCTTAGCCAAAAACGAATACTCCGTCACTGCCATCCATGCCCGCTCCTCTGGCAACCACTCCGGTGGCCGTGCCCAGTCCCGGTTCATCCCATAACAAGTATATCCGGTCACAGCCAGAGCTGACTGGTCAAGCAAGGTATGTAACGACGCCTGCACAGCGGCACACTGGGCCGCACTAGAACCGGCGTCAAACATGTTCACCTGTATAACCACGTTCTCGTAGTTGAATGAAAAATCCCAGTCCGAACCAAAGTTCGGAAACAGCCACACCAGGTAAGGCATCGCCGCCCCCTCAATGGCGTGGTCATAGTAAAACCGGTTGCCCACCGCCGTTGCTAACACCGACCCGGATATCCTAGTATATACTGCTGCTCTGAAAGCATCTAACCCCACAGTGTGTGAGCCCCCTTACTTGGAATACTTCTGAAACACGCTGAACAACGTATCCTTATTGTTCCACAGCGCCGGGCGCAGAAACGGCCTCGCTGCCACCTTACTCGTACCCAGCTCCAGGCGAGGCGCGTACTTAACATTAGTCCCGATTACAACCGCCGGCTTCAACGGCGGAGCTGAGGGAGTCCTAACCCCATCCTCGCCGGCACTGCCGGCATCACCCCTCCCATCAGAGCACTGGAACGTAATGCTAGAACGCAACCGGCCAGTGTCCACCGCTGGCGGCATACCCGGTGCGCTGCTCCAGTGCACCTTGCGTCCGCGCGCGTAGGGCAAATAGCCGCCCCCCTTGAAACTCCGCTTTATAACCCCTTCGGTATGGGCGCCAACGGCAGCCAGTCCGCGCAGAACCTTGCTCTTCATAATCTGCTTAACCTTAGCATCATTCCACACTACGGTGCCCATGTCAGAAGGTCTCCTGCAGATCAAATATCCAATGTATGCCCTGCTCCGCGACGTTCTGCACATATTTGATCTCGAACACACGGCTGCCTAACAC